GTCTCCACTACGTTCCGCCTCTTCTGATTTGTCCTCACTTCGTTCGGACTCGTTCGATATGAGGCTTTTTAGAAAATTTTACGAGATTTACCCAAGGCGCCAAGATCGCCGCTCGGCGCAGAAGGCGTGGACCGCCGCCTGCAAGCGAGCACCCCCCGGTGACATCATCGCCGGTGCCCAACGCTACGCCGAGCAGCGCAGCGGTGAAGACAAGAAGTTCACCAAACTCCCCGCCACCTGGCTCAACGCCGACGCTTGGGCCGATGAGGAGGCCGTTGGCCATGCCACCCGACAAGCAACCCCAGAGGAACACGAAGCCGCCAGACTGGAAGCTCTCAGGGAAGCCGGGATACGCGTTACTCACTGAAAGCGAGAAGTGGAAGTACCACACCAAGGCCTACGCCTTCCGCATCGCCTACCATGGCGCACCCGAAACTCAGCGGACATGGGACGGCGATCCCGAAGGCGCCTACTTCGATGCCGATCTGATCGCCACCGAAATCAGCCGCCTGCAGGCAAAAAAAGATCGGCAGGACGGCAGCGCGCGGCGACGCGCCTACCCCGACGATCCCCGTGACGATCGCCATGCCAAGGCGCAGCGTGCCGCCTGGATCAAACTCAAGGGATATCCGACGTGGCAGGCCTGCCTCGACGCCATGTGGCACGACGCCGTCGACCACGCCCATCCCGTCACGGGACAGCCCGACGCACTCGGCGCCTTGCAGCGCAGCGGTCTTCTCGGGTTTTGCGCAGAATGGCGCGAGCGGCTCGTTCGCCAGCGGATGGGATCGGCCGAGCGCAAGCCGCTCACCGCCCGCGACCTCGGCGTGACCGTGACCGAACACCGCGCGCCGCTGGCCTCGTACCCCGAGGATCCGACATGAGCCGTCTTGCGCTTACCTGGGGTTGCTGGGTATGCTCCCCGCCGCGACCACCGCCGGCCCGGCTGGGTCGCGGGTCACTACCGCGGAGGCTTGACCATGGCTCTTTCCCAAATTTGTGAGGGATGGTGGCCGCTATAGGCGTAGAACCCCTCGTAATCGCGCTGCAGCCTATAGCCGCGCTGCAGCCCTACGCTCGCAATCCGCGCACCCACAGCGACAGCCAGATCGCGCAGATTGCCGCCTCAATCCGTGAATTTGGCTGGACGAATCCTCTGCTCGTCGACAAACGCGGCACGCTCATTGCCGGCCACGGGCGTCTGCTGGCGGCGCGGCAACTCGGGATGTCCGAGGTTCCAACGATCGTGATCGGGCACTTGTCGGCAGCGCAAAAGCGGGCGCTGATCATCGCCGACAACAAACTCGCGCTCAATGCCGGCTGGGACGAAGACCTGCTGCGCGGGGAATTGTTTGACCTCAAAGCTGACGATTTTGACCTCGATCTGCTGGGGTTTAGCGAATTCGAGCTTGCCGATTTGCTGGCTGATCCGACCGATGGATTGACCGATCCTGACGAGGTTCCTGCGCTGGAAGAGCAGGCGGTGACGCAGCTGGGGGATCTTTGGGTATTGGGGAGACACCGGCTCTGTTGCGGTGACGCAACGAGTCGATCGGATGTGGCGGCAGCGCTCGGGGGAGTTAAACCGCACCTGATGGTGACTGATCCGCCTTATGGCGTGGGTTACGATCCTGACTGGCGCAATCGGAGGCTCAGAGCCAACGGCTCGGGCTCCGATGGCCGAGCCGTCGGTTTGGTGACAAATGATGACCGTGCGGACTGGCGTAACGCTTGGAAATTGTTTCCGGGCGATGTCGTCTACACGTGGCACCCGCCGGGTGCCGGTCAGAACGATCATTATGATGCGCTCGTTATGGCCGGGTTTGAGGTGCGAATGCAGATCATCTGGGCGAAGTCGCACTTTCCCATCGGCCGGGGTAACTACCACATTCAACATGAGCCATGCTGGTACGCCGTCCGCAGCGGGAAGACCGCGCACTGGCACGGTGACCGTAGTCAATCAACGCTCTGGCACATCGATAAGCCAATGAAATCGGAGACCGGCCACAGTGCGCAAAAACCGGTCGAATGTATGCGGCGCCCGATCGATAACAACTCGTCGCCAGGGCAAGCGGTTTACGATCCGTTTGTTGGTTCCGGCACAACCATGATCGCGGCCGAGATGACCGGCCGCGCTTGCCACGCGCTCGAGATCAGCCCCGGATATTGTGACGTTGCCGTGCGCCGGTGGCAGAACTTTACCGGGAAACGTGCGACCCTTGACGGTGTTGACCAATCCTTTGCTGAGGTCGAGGATGCCCGCTGGTCGGCCACCGCATAAACCAACTGAAGAGAGCCGCCAGAAGGTTCGTGTTTTGGCGGGGTTGGGCATGGTTGTTGATGACATTGCGCGCGTTGCGGGAATAGGCGAAACCGCTCTGCGCAAGTATTACCCGAAAGAGATGGCCAAAGGCCGGGCCGAGGCAAATGTGCGCGTCTCGCAAGCGCTCTTTCGCTCGGCGACAAAGCGCGAGAACGTGATCGCCCAGATGTTCTGGCTTAAGAACCGCGCCGGATGGAAAGATTTAGCAACGCCAGCGAGCGGGGAACAAGGAGCAACGAGTCTGCGCATCGAGTTTGTTCGGGCGCAACCACAGCTCGAAGCTAAGACAATCGATGCGGCTGAGGTCGGCAACGGTCACGACAAGGAGGGGCATCGAACCTTTGATGTCTCATTTGAATGAACGGCGCTGGCCCGGTTACCGCCAGCTTTCCGGAGCCGTTTGAACGCATCTTTGAGCCAGCGCGCTACAAGGTGCTTTATGGCGGCCGCGGCGGCGGCAAATCCTGGGGCGTTGCGACCTATTTGCTCGCCGAAGCGGCGAAGCGACCGCTACGCATCCTGTGCTGCCGCGAGTTTCAATCGTCGATTCGCGAGAGCGTCCACAAGCTCTTGAGCGATACCATCAACACCTACCGGATCGGTAATCGCTTTACGGTGCAGGACAAGACTATTAAGGCGAATAACGGCAGCGAATTTCTGTTTGAAGGATTGCGTCACAACATTTCGCGCATCCGATCGCTCGAAGGTATCGACAAGGTGTGGGTCGAGGAAGCGCAGAACGTTAGCCGCACCTCGTGGGAGGTGCTCATCCCGACGATCCGCAAGAACGGTTCCGAGATCATGATCACATTCAACCCGGAATTGGAGTCTGACGAAACCTATCAGCGGTTTGTTATGCATCCCCCTTCGGACGCGATTGTTGTGCGCATCAATTATCACGACAACCCGTGGTTTCCGGAAGTGCTGCGCCGCGAGATGGAGGATCTCAAGGCGCGCGATCCTGACGCCTACCAGCACGTCTACCTCGGCGAGTGCCGCCTCACGCTCGACGGCGCGATCTATGCCCGGGAGTTGCGCGAGGCGACCGAGGAAGGGCGCATCTCTGGCGTGCCATACGATCCGACCAAGCCCGTGTCGGTGTACTGCGATCTCGGCTGGGCCGATCTGACATCGATCTGGATGGCGCAGCACATTGCCGGCGAGGTGCGGCTGATCGACTACCTCGAGGATTCGCAGCGGCCGTTTAACGACTACCTGCGGGAGTTGCAGCAGAAGCCCTACGTCTACGGCACGCTGTGGCTGCCGCACGACGCGCAGGCAAAATCGTTGGGCACGGGAAGGAGCATCGAGGAGATTGCCCGCAGTGCCGGATGGCGGGTGCGGATTGTCCCCAAGCTGTCCGTGGCAGACGGCATCAATGCCGTCCGAACCCTGTTCCCCACGATGTGGTTCGACCGTGAGCACTGCGCCGATGGCGTGCAAGCACTGCGGCACTACCGCTACGAACTGGATCCCAACGGCCAGTTCAACCGGAACCCGCTGCACGACGCTGCGAGCCATGGCGCCGACGCATTGCGCTACTGCGCGGTAGCGATGCAGGAGGCGCGGCGCGCCCACTACCCGACGACGCCGCGGCCGCAGCGGATGACGGTCGAGCCGAGGCAGCGCGCCAACACCGGGTGGATGAGGATATGAGCGAGGATTACCTCCGCCTGACACAGAGCATTGCCGATCATGAGCGGGCGATTGCGGCGCTGCGCAAAGAGCGTAGCGGGATTATCGGAAAACTGGTCGCGGAGGC